GTAGCTTCCAAGGTTTTAATGCGAACATCCCAGATGATGGGAGACGATGCAAGAGTGTCTTCTTTATTTTCAGAAGAATAAGCACTGGGGAAGAAAACTTGGCTGATGTTTGATGCCCCAATTGCCAAGGCAGCATCCCATACTGCTGCAGTTTGAGCCGCAGAAAGCCAAAGTCTCACTCGCCCATTTCGCAATGCTTCCAGCTCCTGCACATTAAAGGCAGTGATCTGCTCGACTCCTCCAGCAGCAGTACGCTTCCAGATGCTGGCATTCACTTGGGCAGTGCTTAAATCAATGGGCAGTCCATCTTCATCTTGCAGAAGCAAACCAACTCCATCGAAGAAATCTCTACGCAAAATATAGAGATCAATAACTGGACTGAGAGATGTATAAAGAAAACTGCTCATACCAGCACTTCTCGATAAGCAAGCAACACCGAATAAGTAGTGGTTCCACTGATCACTGCATTGATTTTCTCGCCAGAGTTGCCTTCAAAAATTCCCAATGGATTGGAAAGCGTGATGTTTCCATTCGCTCCCAAATGAAAAGGAGGAGTTTTGTCAGTCGTACCACCGCTTTGCAGCTTGACAGTGCAACCAGAAAGGCTTGTAATGGCAAAAGACATCACGCGAAGCTTTGATCCACTTACCGCTGCAATCACATCTGCACTACCACTTCCAGTGACAATGGCGCTCTTGAGCGTAGAAGCAATAATGTCATTATTGACAATGTAAGGATCGGCATTGGTGCCAGCGCCAGTGGCCTTCACATAGGCAGCATTGCCAATTGCATCAAGTCCGTAAAGATTTGCCATATTAGAAAATCAAGAAAAGGAAGCGTTGGTTTGGAACAGTAGTGCCATCAGAGTATCGAACAACAGAGCTGGCAGTAAAGTCAAACACCAACGGACTTGCTAGCGATATTACGCTGTAGGAATAGGGAGACTTCCTGCCGTTTGTGCCTATAGCGGCAATCCTGATTCTATACGATCCATTGGTCGAATAAACGTCCGAAGGAAACCTAATATAGTTTGAGATGGTCGAACCGAGTGTCACCCATTGATTGTCCACAGTATCCAAATAGTCCACTTCAAAGGAAGCTATAAAAGGATTGTTTTGCGGAGGATTCCAGCAAACCACTGGACTGATCACATTGAGCACTGAATAGGCGGAATATTGAGGGAAGTCCCAAGTCGCTTCGTTGTAAGCCATTACTTAGACACCTCCAAGATGATGCTGCCGCCCCTGACGCCAGGAACCACTTGAGGGCCAGCAATCGAAGTACGAGTGAGTCCTAGTGTTGTTGAATTGTCAGTGGTGGTAAATTTGCTTTCGTCGTACAAAGAAGCCATGATGGTCACAATGCCATTGTCTTCTGTCAATGAAATCACCCTGAATGTTCTCACCCCATCGCCATTCTCTTGCAGCACCCATGGAGCACCAGTTAAAGGAGCTGAGGACAATGGGGAAGAAAACGAAAGGGCTGTAGTTTCCCCTGGCGCATTGGTAACTGTCCTGCCTTCAATAGTGCCGCTTGGTGTCATCACTGAAGCCTGATAAGTTAGGCCAGACGCAATGGTGAAAGAAGAGTCAATGGTGATTCCAGAAGCTGAAGCATCAACAACTCTTCCCCCATAGCGCTTTCCTCCTTTTGCTGGATCAGCAATGCCAATAATTTCTCCAGGCAGAACAAAGAAGCCTTCAGTGAATGTTCTGAAAGTGACGACTTCCGTTTCTAATTGGTCCGTGAGCAGCGCCCAGCGCCCCACTCGCTGAGCTTGGCCTTGTGAAGTGGTGCCAAAAGCACGGATTTCTAACTCTCTATAGCCATAGCGATCAATACCTGCCCTGTCTTCTACATATTCAATCTTTGATTTATATTGATCATTTGGGTCGTTCCAAGAAACTAATGCAACTGTTTTTCTGGATTTGCGAGCAGTTCCTTCATAGCTAAAGCAAGGGGCTGTAACATTGCCAGTTTCATCTACTTCCTCGATTGTGTTCGATGGGGAGAAAATCTTCGTAATAGGCTTGGGCTTGTCTTGAATGGAGAAAATGGTTCCTTCGCTGAAATACAGCATCCCACGAAAAGAAGCTGCTAGTGCATTCAGCACTTCATAGGCTTCTCCCCTGTCAGTAATGTAAGCATTAAAGGTTAGGCGTGGCTCTAGACCCCCTTTACCATCGGAAACCAGCTCGTCGCAGTATTGGGCAATGGGATACATCGAGTATCTATCAACTTGACTTTCATCAATAAACTCCCCTGCCCCGTATCTAGTGTTGGTCAACAAGTCATAAAATACCCACGCAGGATTATTGCTATAAACAGTCTGGAATGTTCCATCCCAAATTCCTGAGTAGTCACGGGAAGTGGGATTGTAATTGCTTGGCACTTTAATTTTTATGCCAAGCATATCCGCTCCAATCTGCGGCACTGCATTAAAGTTTTCCGCTCCAACTTTAATGCCAATTAGCGCAGTGTTTGGGTAGCGAAATGATCTGCTATAAATGCCTACAATGGCCTTCCAATAGAGATCATTGGACACTGTTGTAGCCGTGGGGTCTTTGGTAATCCGATCAAGAGTGATCACCCAAGGGCCACTGCCTTGCAACTGATATTCATACTCAAAATCAACTGGTCCCCTAGATTTGCCCTGAATGGTCTTAACTTCATCAATGAAATCGGAACCGCCAACTGGACGGATTTTGACATTGAATTTAACTGAATCTCCCTTAACGTCTCCACTGTCTTTATCAATTTGAAACAAAGAGCCAATGCCAACTCTGATTCTTATTTTTGTAAGCAAGTCAGAAAATGTTGTTCGTGAAATGGCTCCAGTGACATTGGCCAATTTAAGGCCAACTGTTTGCTCTGTTTTTACATCATCAAAACCGGGCATTGGGTCTTGATTTTGTGTGCCAACACGGTAATCAATGGTAATAGAATCAACGGCCCCGTTTGAACTATTTCTATTCAGTCCAGGGATCGAAGCCGAAATGTTGGAAATCAAATTTCCTTTACCTGCTGCACTTGCAGGGCTGCCAGTATAAAAACCATTGACGCTAAAATTGAGGCTTCCATCTACATTTTTGATGGGAGTGTTGTCAAGGTAGATTCTTGTTAACGGATCAACACCATCTTCAAAGCCTTGCACTTCACCTTCAGAAAACACTCCGACAAGAGTGACCTCTGATCTGCTGCGTAGGGATTCTGGGTCTTCCTTAGGGTTCTTTGCACCTCCACCTCCTTTGCCGCCACCGCCGCCACCAGCGCCAGTGATAACAGCTTTCCAGCCCCCTTCAAGCTCCGTGAGTTCAGGCATTACGCTGGCACCTGTTGCGTGGTGATGGCCGAAGAAACAATCAATGGCGAGGCAGCCAGAAACCTTCCGTAAAGAATTGGCACTGGAGTGCCTTGCGTGGTAAGCTCTGCTGCGCGATCAAAAAGAAAGCTTTCTTTTCTTTCCGTATCAGTTGCGGGGGTTTTCACTGCTGGCGTCAAAAGCGACGCCACGCCAGTCAAGATTAAGCTGGCACCAATACTGAACAAGACTGAGCTACCTGCAGCAAAACCAGCCCCAGCAGCGTAACCAGCAAACAAAGAGCCAGCAGCGACAGTGCCACCAAACGGCACAAAGGCCAGTGCCACAAGAGCCACTCCCACCAGGATCCTGCCGACAGTGCCACTACCACTGACAATGGGAGCAATGATCAGTCGTTCACATCCCATCAGCACATTTTCGTAATCCATTCCTTCCGGGTTTTCATTAACTAGACGGAATCCAATGCCATTTTCATGGGCAGTGCATAAGTATTGCTTAAACCCTTCCAGTTGATTACAGAGAGCCGACATCACTGCACGAGGAGAATCTGCAACAAAACGATACTTGCGTCCAAAGCGGCGTCCAAGTTCTCCCAGCAGTTTCACTTCAATTAGTGCCATCAAAGCAGCTCCCGATGTCGCAATAATTTAACAGTGTTTTTCTGCCAGTATCCGCCATAGACATTGGCTTCTGACAGTCTACCTAGTAAATGCTGGTAGAAAATGTTTTCGCTTGGAGAATGAATAAAGCCCACATGGTTTGGAAAATTTGCCTGTAGCTGCATAAGTAAAACATCTCCCTTCGCAATGGTCTTTTTATCGTCCATTTCAATGAATCCTTGATTGGCAAAATTTCTTTCAAACATGCACCATTCACTGCTTTGCCATTCAAACTCTTCTCCGCGATCAAAGTCATCTAACGCAATGTTAAACTCTCGCCTGTAATAGTCACGACATAAGCCATAACAATCGTAGACTCCATAAATCCATGGCCTTCCTATGTATGGAGACATGCCAGTTGGATCCATTTCTTGCCAACTGTTCGCCCCATTGCAATATAAAATCCACGGTAAGTTAGTTTGCTTGCAGGAGGCAATATCATGTCTGCTAAATTGGTCATTAAAGCCAGGATGAGAATGAAAAACCGCTTCAATTCCAAGCGGCTCAATTCTTGCGTAGTCCCTTGCATCAATGGCAAAGTTTTCCGATGGGGAAGAATGAATGTTGTTACAAGGCCAGAATTGCCCGCCAGCAATTAGCCCGCAAGTTTCCTCTTTTTCAATACTTTTGGCATGGGCCATCATTTCTGGCTTAAGTAAGTCCATCACTGCCTTCCTTGAATGGCACCAGGGAATCCCCCGAATGGAAGACTTTGATCCTTGAACACCTTAGTGGAGTTGTTCCAGACGGCTTGGAAACGTGCCTGACAGCTTGATACTCTCTTTCCACAAACGTCTTGTTGGCGCAATGGATCATTAGCGGGCAGTGCCAGCACTGCTGCGCTCAATGCCGTTTGAGCTGCCACCAAGCCGCTTCCTACTGCAATGACTGCTGCATCTGCTACGGTCAAGCCAGACGTGGCGGCAGTACACGCCGGGGAATCTGCCCCCCATCGTTCGATGCTGTAATAATTGCCACCTTGATTTGATCCTTGCTTGTATACAGAACCCAGTGAAACAGTATTACTGCTCCATGTTGCTACTGTTGATTTTGTTCCACCAAATGCATATGTGCCCCCGCGATCCGCAAAGACGTAGTAATCAAATCCTCCCGTGAAAGGAGGAACGTA